AAACTTAGACCTATCGCAATAAGATATGATTGACTTAGGATTATAGTTCTCTGTAAAATACTTGAATAGTTTCTCTGCACCACCTAAAACATATCTATCTGAGCAATAACGGATAAGCTCATATTCATAGTTCTTGTTATATCTAGGAGTGCCGAATGTCATTAGAGATACTAACTCATCTCTATAATATAATCCTAATCTGATGGATTGACCTCTGCAAGAGCCTTGAAGATGATACTTCTGTAGATAGGCTGTGCAATCTTCTAAACTTACTTCCTGAATCTTGCATTTTCTTGCATATAGGATTTCACGCTTCTTGAGTAGACTTATAATCTTTTCCACATCATCCCAATCGAATATATGGATACACCTATAACCTGCTTCATTAGCGGTTATTGTCTTTCTCAAATGATAATCTTCTGATATCCTGCACCTCTTATCTCCGAAAGGATTCCATAGCATATTATGCGTTGAATATGGATTCACTTCTATAAGATTATTACCTACTTTAAAATCATAACTATAGGAGCCTAGGTGAAACTCCTTCTCATATTCTATACCAGCATTATCTAATAGACTAGCAAATCTTCGGTTAGGTGCTGAGTTATTAGAACCCGCAGACCTAGCTTCTTTTCTCTGACACGTCCAATCAACACCATAGCGTTCAAGATTGGTTTGCCTTGTTTTCTCTTTAACCTCATCAGACATATTTGCAGTTTTATATCCATATCTCTCAATATTAGTCTGCTTTGTTCTCTCCTGAACCTCTTCTGATTGTGCTGGATGTCTTACACCATATCTTTCTAAGCAAGACTCTTCTATATGCTTTTTAACGATATCTGACTGATTAGGATACTCTGTACCATATAATTCTAAAGATGTCTGCTTAGATTTCTCTCTAACCTCTTCAGACTGCATAGGATATTCTACTCCAAGTCTCTCTAGGTTAGTTTCCTTAATCCTCTCTTTTATGATATCTGACGCAAAAGGATTCTCTGTTCCATAACGTTCTAGGTTAGTTTCTTTTATTTTATCCTGTACCTCTTTTGCCTGAAAAGCATACTCTACGCCATATCTCTCGAGATTAGTTTGTTTAGCCTTCTCCTTGACTCTATCAGACTGAGCGGAACAAGGTACCCCATAACGCTCTATATTCGTCCGTTTCGTCTTCTCTTTAACCACTTCGGATTTAGCAGGATTATCTACTCCATACTTTTCTATGAACGTCTTTTTCCTCTTCTCTAATGCAGCGTTTTTCTTTTCTTCTGACATAGGCTTATGAGGTAATCTTCCTGGAACCCATCCATCTGGTATAGGATCACCATCATAAATCTTCTTAGATATTACTCCATTATTATATATCTTCCCTTTTATATGTGGCATTATATATCTATTCCTCATCTTCTAATAACTAATGTATTGTGTTATATTACTATGGTGTACGTGAACAAAATAAAATCAGTCCTCACCGGAGGATGAGGACTGACTCTATCTAGTTATCTATATTAGGATGTCTGTCGAATCTTAAGCATCAACCTGAGTGTTGTCAATCAGGTCGATTCTATGGTACATATACTTATTTACTACCTTCTTAGCATACAGTGTGCAGAAACCTCTCTGTGCTTTGAAGTCTGCATCAACAAGCAACTGGCTTGCGAACAGTGGTAAATAAGGAGCATATACGTAACCTGCCTCTATGAACATTTCTCCCTTAGCACCAATAAGCATTGCATCATCAGGATAATAAGGATTCTTGTATACACTATACTTACCATCAAGAACACCGATAAGGTGAGGACCACCTACAACGCCGTTGGTAGCAGTTCTCTTGAAGATTTCGCCATACTGGTTGATGTTGGTGTTCATAGACTCGATATAAGTTGCAGCATTCTTACCACATACAATGAATGTAGCTTCATAACGCTTTGTGTTACCAAGGATGGTATTAGAAGCATCATTGATAGCGTTCATAAGAGTAGCTTCATGAGCCTTAACATCCATACCCTTGTATTCAGGAAGCTTATTCCATGTAGAATCAGAACCAGCAACCTTTAACAAATCCTGCATGATTTCGTTATCAATCTCATATCCGATTTCGCCGGAAGTAGCTTTTAGGATAACCTGATCCATATCAAGACCAAAGCTCATCTTTAAGTCATAAGCAACGTCGAACATATAGATGGATTTCAACTTACGAGGTCTAGCAACTACAGGCTCGCTTACAACTCTAACGTCGATTTCATCAACCGGAGCATTGAAACTGTTCTGGTCATAATCCCATTCGATTTCTACGTTCTGCTTGGTAACACCTGTAAGCTGAACAGCACCAGTGGTATAGTTTACAGTACCTGCACCTAAACCAGTAGAAGCAGTATCAGTAAATGTACCTGTAACACCATCTGCATTAGGAACGTCTTTAAGCTCTACTGCCAAATCATCAGGTGAAGTAAGCTTAACAGTACCCGGTTTGATTGGTGTATGTGCTAATACCTGGTCTACCTTACCTTCTGCAATAGTAAGAACTTCACCAGATACATGCTCACCAGAGAAATCATTTCCAGCAAATCCCTGCTGAGATGTCAACATATTATCTCCAGCCTTGATACCACCTTTGTTATTACCATAGGTGAACTTCAAGAAGAAGACCTGTCCGTTACGTCTGTCAAGAGGCTGAACGGATACGATGTCATTTGCCAGCAAGTTAGGCATAACTGCTGTGATAATGTCGAATACATTTGAAGTAAAGGTATTTACCATAGAGATATCAGTACCCTCAACTACCGGAGTGCCGTTCATCATTCTACCCTTACATACTTCGATTTCTGACTTTGTATTCTCTAACAGAATACTCAACTGGGTTGCTTCTACATCAGAATAACCCTCAACATGCTCTTTAACCACATCAGTATATGCTTTCCAGCTCTCAAGAAGTGGTCTATAGCTTTCATAAATATTTGCCTGCATAATTACTATCTCCTTTTCATATTTTTATGATATCCCTCGTCCTCTTCTATCAATGAAAGGAACTTTAGGACAAGGCTTATTTACTTCTTTTCTTTCATCTGCCTGAACACTCTCACTTATTACATTAGAATAATTCAATCCTCTCTTAAATGAGTTGCTCACACTTTCACATACACAATAGATATCAGACTTTGTAAATCCTACAGGAAGTTTTTCTTTTACAGATTCAACTGTCAAATTATATCCTGAACAAATCACAGAAATCAAATCCTCTTTATAGGATTCGGCTTTCTCTTCTATAGAACTTACTGATTCATTCAATCCACTGATTTCTCTTTTAAGTCTTTCATTTTCTGCCTGTAAAGCATCAGAAATTCTAACGCTCTCATCAATCTTAGAAGACTCTCTAACAAGACCTTCTCTAATACTCTCTGATTCCTGTAGTTTCTTTTCTGCTTCTTTTACAGATTCAAGCAACTCTGAAATCTTAGAATCTTTATTAGCTGATTCGCTAATAAGAGAAGAAATCTCTTTATACACATCTTCAAGCTCTTTCTTCATCTTAGCTGTTTCTAGTGATATAGAAGCATCAGCACTCTCTTTGACAGAAGTAACATCTGACTTCAATCTCTTATTCTCAATCTGTACTGCTTTGAAAGCTTCTTGTACACTTTCTAAGCGTTCAATCTCTAAATCCCTATCCTCAATATCTCCTCTTAATTCCTGTATCTGAACTTTCAATCCTTTGATAGTGTCATTGAATTTTGATTCTGATTCATGAATTAGACTCTTCATATCCTCGGATTCAGCAACTAATCTAGTTATATTGCCTAATGAAGAATTTAGATTTTCTTTCAGGTTCTTATTCTCTGCTTCAAGGCTCACCTTAGCAGACTGAAGAATCTGATTCGTAGACTTTAATCTATCTATCTGTAAAGAACTCTCTTTAAGAAGAGACATAGTGGTTTCTTCTCGAGTTGAGTCGTCCTTAACTGAATTAGAAGTACTTCCTTCTTCCAAAAGATTCATCTCTTTTGTCAGATCGTACCCTTTAAGATTATATATAAGGTCTTTAACTGCTTCCCAACTTTCTGAACTTGACTCTGAAATAATCTTACAGAGCTTGTCATGTACATCATCAGGAAGTGTCTTTTTATCGACCTCAACAACTTTACCTTCTACAATAGGAGGTCTAGCTGATTCCACAGAAGGAAACGGAACAGCATCAAAAGTCACGAAATTGTAGCTGTCCTCATCAACATCTACATATCCTTTTCTAGGAGTAAGAGTTCCACCTGCACGAGATGAATACCCTAAAATACCTCCAGCCTCATATAATGTATTTAATATCCTTCCTAAAGGAGTATCAAGAATATAAATGGTAGCATATATCTGACTGGAAGCTGGAACTTTCCACATTTCAACGATTGAATGAGATACCTTACTAAATTCTACCTCATATCTGTCCGTCGGATGATTGGCCTCGCCGTACAACGTCTTATATCGAAGCTGTTCCTGAACATAAGGAGAACTCAATACCTTATCCCACAACTTCTCTGAATACTTTCTTTTATTTCGATTCAGCTTATCCCATTCTGCTACAGGACCTTTGATTATTCTCAATATCCCAGGATGGCTTCCCTCAGGTATGGTGCTTTCATAGATACATCTATCAAATATACACATATCTGACAGATACTCTCGATTTACATCTCCCATCAATTCACCCTCCTTACTTAATTACTTACTCTTAAAAATATCTGTATAGATTTTATTACTCTATTGCTATTTTCTATATATAACAGGACATAAAAAGAAATCCTACAGACTTTCACCTATAGGATTTCTTCTCTTATCTATATGATATTTTCATCTAGCTATTTACGGAATTTAATGATTCTCTTCTGTGCCTGAGCTGTAGGGTCAAATGCTCCTACCCTAGATACAGCTCCATCAGCAGTTAATACCCAGATAATCTTCTTTTTGTATTTCTTAATGAATTCCTGAGCAATCTTTCCTTCTGCTGTTCTTCCCATACGATCACCGTCATAGATTTCTGCATCTGTCAGAATAAGGATAGCATCAGGTTTATGAACTTTCTGTGAAGCTACCATCAGACCAGGTATCAATGCTGTACCCCAGCCATGATCTGTATGCTTCATAATCTCTCTCTTGAACATTCTACCTTTAACCCTTATATAGGTGCTAGATACAGATTGTACTCTATTGTCTCCCCAATCAATGATATGGAAAGTAGTCTTATCCATCTTTCTTACCATAAACATGGTATCAAGATGCTTGATAACCTGTGCAAACTCTCTAGCTCCCATTGAACCTGAGCAATCCAGTAGTACTGCAATACTCTTAATATCTGGAACCTCATCTTCTCTTCCAGGAGGTGCATCTTCCAGCTTTTTATTGAACAGGTTAGGATTCGTTATGATATCGTACCCTAATGCCTGGTCAAGAAGCTTCTCTAGCTTTGCTTTCCAATCGCTTGCCATCTTAGGTACAAAGGTTGAAGTCAAGCTACCAGCTCCCATTGAACCTAATATATCATTCTCATCAATATCGTCATTGCTATAACGACGTGAATCGTTATCATCACTTGACGGTTGCTGATTTCTGGTATCTTTGATAGCCTTACCCAACATATCCTTAGCAGCCTTCACTTCATCAGGATTCGTCTGGCTAATCTTATTATCCTGTTGTTTCTGCTGGTTTCTAGCTTCTTCCTCACGCTCATTTTCATTAGAGCGTCTTTCCTTAGATGATTCTGACTCTGATGACTCAATCTCATTTAATGCCTTCTCAAGGTCACTCTGACTATAAGCTCCTGAATCATCGTCATCCCAATCATCATCTACATCACTGTAATCTGCATCTCCCCCATCAGATCCACCTGATGAATCACCCTGTTGACCACCATCGGAAGAATCCCCACCAGAAGAACTTGACTGGTCATTGTTCTGAGAGGTATCATCTCCAGAATCCTCTTTAGGATTATTCTTACTACTCTTGGAGTCTGAGGAATTATCGTCATTATCTTCATCATCAGAAGAATCTCCTGAACCATCGCCATCTCCGCTAGGATTATCTAAGTCGTCCTCATCTTCCTCTGAATCAGTATCATCAGATGAACCATCGCCAGAACCACCTGAACTTCCAGAATCATCTCCGTTGCTATCTCCGCTATCGTCTGATGAAGAGCCTCCACCAGAAGATGCACTCTGTTCAAGTTCCTCTAAGTCATCTGTTTCACCGCTATCATCAGAACCATCTGAACCTGATGACATGCCTGGGTCTGAATCTCCTGATGTATAGGAATCTCCTTCACCACCGTCACCATCCTCTGGTGGTTCCTCATCATCTAAATCCTGTCCGTTGATATCCCACTCATCTGGAATATCTCCTTCTTCCTCTTCTTCACTCTGTTTATTATCAGAATCCCCACCAGAAGAACTTGACTGGTCATTGTTCTGAGAGGTATCATCTTTCTTACTGTTCTTATCATCCTCAGGAGTTATAGGATTATCATCTTTAGGTTTAGGTACTGAACTAGGTTTTCCCTGTGAAGTACCTTGAGAAGATTCCTGCTGTTTCTCTGTAGATTCTGTATACTCAATATCGAAGGTCTCCAAATCCATAGAAGTAAATACACCCAACTTTCTACCTGTCGGTGCAAATACTCTTTCTTTCAGAACCATTTTAGGAGTACCATCTTCTGATACAAAAGACATTCCCTCTTGTACCTGATGATATGAGGAATCATCGAGAACTCTTACTCCTATCTCTTTCATTTCTTCAAGCTCGAACTGACCATTATTGATAGAAACAATCTTACCGAAGGCTCTCTTTCTTCTAACCCATACAATATCTCCGATATGATATACCGGCGAGTTATCTTTCTGAGGCTGCTGTGGCTGTTCCGGTTGTGGAGAGTTACCCATAATATTTTTGACTCTATCAAGCAAATCAGAGATTTTATTATACATATCATTTCCTAAAATCTGCTTGCACTCTGCATCTGACTTACCCTTTACAGCCTTGATAACATCACTAGCATCAGAGAATGTTGTAGAAACATTTGAGTTCTCTATAACAGACTTAATAACTGTATGTATCAAATCCTCTCCATAAGTCTCGATTGCAATATCAATAATATTAGAGCCTTCCTCAGTATTGCCTACGCTCAAAGTCTCAAGCTCTTTATCTGTCAACTCTGTTTTCTTTTCTCTTTCACCAGAAGCCTCAATCCATGTATTATCCTCTGGATTATAAGGACGGATATCCATCCTTCTTCTCTTACCGAAAGCATCTATAGGAGTATGCACTGGAGTACATAAGACATTTCCGTCCCCCATATCCGTTCTGATAACATCAGATATCTCTGTCTTCTGTAAATCATACTCTTTGGTTCCCTCATCATACCCCTGAACAGAACAAATCACACTGGAACCTTTTACCTGTACCAAAGTACCATTTGATAATACAGGCTTATCTGATTCCTTCTCTGCATCAGACAGCTTAGAGTACTGCTCATACACTCTACCATCAGTAATGGTCTTTATAAGCTCATTGGTCATTCTCTGGAAAATAGCTGAATTACTTCTCATAGAAGAAGCTCTTGGTGATACATCTACTGTAATAAATACATCAGCTCCAGAGTACTTTGACAAATCCTTACTTTCACTATAGATACTTGCATTGGTTGAATACTCTGCAACCTTTGTCATCTTAGAAATGACTGATAACACCTCAGTCGCTAAATCCTTGAATGTCTTATAAGGTTTAAATCCTCTGTTATGCTCTGCTCTTACTGTGATAGAGGAACCTACACCTAATCTAGGCATAGGAGCTAATCCATTATCACTTCTAGTACCTTTAACACCTGTAAACACTCTCGAAATCTGACAGTTGATGAAACTATCCTGCATGATATTTACTATCTGATGACCACCTACATCTTCCATATTTATAGTTGATGTTGTATTATGATGAATTAAATGCATCATTTCATGTGTTATCAGGAATGCTAGTGTGTAACAATAACAATCCCTCAAGGACTTATACCTATTTCTATTCAAAGTCCACTCATCAAGAGAACATTCGAAAACGAACTCTGGATGATACAGATATAGGAACTTGTTGAATCTCTTATCATAAGTTACTGCTAAGGTACGGATGTTATATTTTGACCACCACATATCACCTACAGACACCTGATAATGAGATATGCTACCACCTGTAAACATACTATATGCAGCTGGCATCTTGGTACGAATAATATCAAGAGCTGACTGCTTATAAGTATTGTAAATCTCTGGAGCATTGCAAAGTTTTGTAATATCCTTTACACTCTTAAAATCTGGACTATCCATTTTCTTAGGAAGTCCGATAAACTTTTCAAGAGAACACTTATGTTCTGATACAGGTTCAGCCTGTGAATATCCATCTCCCAAATTGATATTGAATCGAAGCAGGTTATCATTAGGGTCTACCTGTTTACTCTGGGTACTCATAAAGAACACAGAGATTCCTAAATCCCCTCTAAGAGGAGATAAAGATTCTGATTCCATATACGGAAGTTTTTTACCCTCTATAAAAAGCTGTATATCATCTAAATTCTTCATACGAGAATCAGCAGCTTCATCTACAACAACGGCTGGAGTAGGAATGTTCTCTTCTCCTACAACATCATTGTCATAGATACTCTGCATAGTATGAATCACGTTATAGCGTCTTTCTCTTTCTTTATCTGACAAAGCCATCTATACATTACCTCCAATCTTCAAGAATAATTATATATCAGAAATTACTTAAAGTCAATACTTTTTACTCTTTCACTACTCTTGAAATATAACTTTTCATGGATTCAAAACTCAAGAAGCTCTTCATCTCACCATCAAGAAATGCTTCTACTGTCTTAACCATAATCTTTATAGAAGTACCGAAGCCATTATCTCCCTGCTCACATAAGATAGAAACTCTTACTTTATAACCGTCAATATATAAATCGTCACTGATTTCTGTATAATTCAGCCCTGAATCCGTTATTTTGTTTCTCATAGGACGGCTATTCTGAATTGCTTTGTCAATTTCTTTATAGCTTGTATCTGGGTCAAAAACTGATATTAAATCCCCGAATGTATCTTTAGATGTGACTGAATAATTCATATCCTGTACACTTATTCTCATTAAAAAATCGTCAACATGACTAATTCCTAACATAACTTTACCTCCATATTTATTTGAATAAGCCAAATGAGGAGCCAGAAATCCTAGCTCCTCATAGCTACTAATCTTAAAGGATTCTTGTTCTACGAGACTTCGTAGAAGTCGCAGATGCACCACTCATCTTAGCACGAATATCATCAATATCTGCCTGAGTAAATAATCCTGGGTAGGATTTTAAGATACTCATAATCCAAGTATCACCTGAACCCTCTGCCATAGCATATACACCATCTACCTCTTTACCAGAACGTGATAACATTTCTGCCATAGAATCAGATGATGGGAAGATGTTTCCTATACCCGAAATCAGCATTGAGTAATTCTTTGAAGGTAATCTACGAGCATGAACACTCCAGAACTCTTTCATGAGTTCAATCATAGCATCTACCATCTGGTCGGTAGTGTATGAACCCATCAAAGCTCTTCTCTTATTCAGGAACGGTGTGATAAGTGTTTCATCCTCAAGCATATCAATCGTAATATCCACGTCATCAGCTGAACCGAATACACTGTTGAAATATGGTAAGAAATCTCTTGCAAATTCCTCGCCTACATAGGATTCAAAGATATTCTGACGTTTATCAGAAATCTTGTTATCCAATCTGTTGCAAGCATCTACAATACTGATAGCAGTGTCTACATATACTCTTACTGTATTCTTATCCTCGGATGTGAGAGGTCTAAGCAGTAACTCCTGCAACTTCTTATCAAGAGCCTCTAAGGTATCTATCAAATCCTGTGCCGTCATTTCTCTTCCGTTAAGAGTTACCTTATCCCCTACCATCAAAGGTTCCCATACAGAACTCTGAGCTAATACCTTATCTACAAAGGTATGAAGCTGGTTTGATAAGTCTACTGAATCTACAGACATATCATTTGCGTTCATATTAAGCTGCTGGAACTCATTTACAAGCATATCATCAAAGATAACTCTACCATTGTAAAGAGACTTCTTAAATCCGTTAGGACCTGCTTTCCCTCTCATGGACTTGATATCTTTACTCAACTGCAACAAAGCACGAGTAGAAGATTCAGCATCTTCAAGTTTTCTCTTTTCTACAGAAGCCATTACTCTAATAGCTTTGTCTGTAGGTAAAGACTTGAAATACTCTAAGATAGTGCCATCAATATTACCCTCTTCATATTGGT